ATATAATTTTACAACGGCGGAGGCGAAACTTAAAGAAGATTTTATTTCGTTGATTTCTACATTTGGCTGGCGTTGTTCGGTAAAGGAAGTGAAACCGTGCACGTCGTCAAGCGGAATCGTTGGAAAACGCGTACATTGGGTTATATCGTTTAGTCCAACTTGTTTTATCCCTTGCCGACTGGAGCGAAAACAATTAAAAGAGTTCTCTGTGCCGCGCAGGATAGCAATATGTGGCTTTGAAAAAATTGAACCCAAACCCGGAAATTGTATTTCTGTTGATGGCGGTGTTTACTGTGTCGGGAAACGCCTTATTCCAACACACAACAGTACGCTCTGTATTTTCTTTATGACGTGGCTCATGGGCAAGCGTCCTGACGTAGCGAATGTCATGTCGGGACATAGTGATAAGCTGACGGACGGATTTTATCGCGAGGTGCTTTCGATACTGACAGACCCCACAACATACTTATGGCAAGACGTGTTTCCTGCCGTGCGCGTGGTGGATAACTCCGCAAAGAATGAAACGATTGACCTGAACCGCAAGAAGCGATTTCCGTCATTTACGGCTCGTTCAGTTGGCGGCACGCTGACTGGTGCTGTTGAAATCGGTGAGGGTGGCTGCCTCTACATCGACGACTTGATTGAGGATCTGGAGGAAAGCCTTAACCCCGCCCGCCTTCAAGCGAAATATGATGCATATTTGAACCAGCTTAAAGACCGTAAAAAAGAGGGTGCAATAGAGCTAATGGTTGGTACGCGCTGGAACGTGCTAGACCCGCTGGGGCGCGTTGCTGACCAGTACAAAGACAACCCAAGATATCGCTTTAGGGTGATCCCCGCGCTAAACGAAAACGGGGAGAGCAATTTCGTTTACGATTACGGGTTAGGGTTTTCGACCGAGTATTATCTCGATATGAAGGAAAGCATTGACGACGCCACGTGGTGCGCCAAGTATATGGGCCGGCCGTATGTGCGTGAGGGGCTATTATTTCCTGCTGACGAACTGCGTTATTACAACGGCGTGTTGCCGGACGGCGAAGCGTATAAAGTGGCCGTTTGTGACGTGGCGTGGGGCGGCGGAGACAGCACGGCGATGCCGTTTGCTTATGTGTACGGTGACGCGGTGTATATACACGACGTTGTGTTTAATCGCGGGGATAAGACCGTTACGCAGCCGGTTATCGTTGGGCGAACGAAACAGCATATGCCGCACAAGCAAAGGTACGAGGCTAACAACGGCGGATCGGAGTATGCCGACGCGGTAGACCAAATGCTGCGCAAGGACGGCGTACACATCAATGTGACAGCGCGGAAGGCCCCGAACAACCAAAGCAAGATGGGGCGAATTATTCAGTTCGCACCTGATATTAAGCGGTTTTACTTTATCGAGGAAAAGCACCGTTCAAAAGAATATCAGGCTTTCATGGACGAGCTGTGTATGTTCTCTCAAACAGGCAAAAACACACACGACGACGCGGCAGATAGTTTGGCCATGTTGGCGGACGAAATGTATCGCGGTTCAGCCCGCGTTGAATTTGGCAAACGCCCGTGGTAAACCACTACATATTGTGGCATAACACTTGACAAGCACCATATGTTGTGGTATAATGTATTATAGAGGAAGTATGCCTAAAAGGGGGGTTGGAGGACGGTTGCGGGTAATTACCAGAACCTATCCACGCGAAACTGAGTACATAACGCTCTATCCAATTTCGGATGTTCATTGGGGCGCTTCCGAGTGCATGGAGGACGAGTTCCGGGCATATATCAAGAGAATCGAAACCGACCCGACCGCCGCTGTGATTTTGGCTGGCGACATACTAAACAACGGCATTAAATCTTCTAAGACGGATGTATATAAAGAAAAATACTCGCCCGATGTTCAGAAGGAAATGATGATTGACATTCTCGACCCGATTAGCGACAAAATTGTGGCGGGAGTTGCCGGAAATCACGAATATAGAACTATGAGAGAATCCTGTCAAGACGTGATGAAAGATATATTCATGGCCTTGCGGATAAAAGACAGATACGAGCCTGATGCAGCGTTTGTAAAAATATCTCTAGGCGAAAAGCCAAACAAAAAGCCTGCTACATACATGATCTTTCTCACACATGGCGCGGGCGGTGGGGCAACCCTTGGTTCAGGCATATCTAAGCAGGACACATATCAGCTCTCCATTGAGGGCGTTGACATATCGGTATCAGGGCATACACACAAACCAGCCAAGGTACCTTCTGCCCGGCTGGTGTTTGATTCGAGAAATAATAACGTTATTCGAGGAAACACGTTGATTTTCGTGTGTACCGCTTGGCTAGATTACGGTGGTTATCCCGTTCGCGGGCAAATGCGGCCCACAGCTTTTTATCCGGACACGATAAGGCTGGACGGGAAAGCGAAGAATTGGACATAACAAAATAGGTTTTTTACGGGGAAGAACGTCGCATATGAATCGCAGGGGTGGGGGCGAGCGACGTATAAACTTGCCACCTCCTTCACAACCTCCTTTCCACCCTCTAACCTGCGCCGGGGTTTACTCCTTTCCCTCGGCGCGGGTTAACGAGGGTAACAACATACGGGGAGCGATGGGATTGATTCATTCCAATACCTACACAGGGCGACGAAAAATACTGTGCGACGAGCCGGTTATAAACGAGAAAAATGTTGTGAGCGTATTGCAGGACGCTATTTCTGTGCACTTACAGAACAGCGCGGAGATTAACTATCTTTATCGCTACTACACGGGCAAACAGCCCATTCTGTACCGCGTAAAAGAAATTCGCCCCGAAATCTGCAACAGAATTGTTGAGAACAGGGCGAATGAGATTGTTTCGTTTAAGACTGGATATTTATGCGGCGAGCCGTTGCAATATGTAAGCAGGGGGAATACGGATGAGGTGTCCGACGGCATACAAAGGCTGAACGATTTTATGCTTTTGTGCGGGAAACCTGCAAAAGATAAAGAGCTTGCAGAGTGGATGTATATTTGCGGAACCGGGTATCGGATGATTATGCCGAACACTCCGTTCATAGAGCGAGATGTGGCCCCGAAGCTGAAAAGCGGGCGCTCGGATTTTGAAGCAGACGAAGCGCCGTTTGATGTATACACACTTGACCCGCGCAGTTCTTTTGTGGTGTATCATTCCGACTTGGGCGAGAAGCCTATCCTAGGCGTAAAGAGTATTGCGCGGAAAGACCGGAGGTTCGTATTTAGCGTTTATTCAGCCACGTGGTATTTCGAGATTGAATCTGACAGTCTGCTTGGCAAGTTTAAGATCGTTAAAGCAGAAAAAAGGCCGATAAAGTATATACCCATTGTTGAATATCCGCTTAACGCTGCAAGGCAAGGAATATTTGAGGTTGTTTTGCCGATTTTGGATGCCATCAACAAGGTGCAAAGCAACCGAATTGACGGCATAGAGCAGTTTATTCAGAGCCTGATTGTTCTGACAAATGCGGAAATCGAAGAAGAAAAGGCAAGGTGGCTCCGCGATGCTGGGCTTATTTCGCTTAAATCATACGGCGAGAACAAAGCGGAGATTAGGGTTATTGCTGAACAGCTTGACCAACAGCAAACGCAAACACTGATTGATTACTTGCACCAGACGATTTTGGATATTGTTGGTATGCCGAACCGAAACGGCGGATCCAGCACAAGCGACACCGGCTCTGCTGTGCAAATGCGCGACGGTTGGGAAACGGCGGAGGCGATGGCGAAGTCGGACGAGCTTATGTTCAAACGTTCGGAAACCGAGTTCCTGAAAATAGTGTTACAGATTATGCGAACCACTGTCGGAACGGCTTTGAGCCTGTCTGATGTGGAGGTTAAGTTCTCTAGGCGAAACTACGCAAACCTTCTTACCAAAGCGCAGGCATTACAAACCTTTATGGCTTGTGGCTTGAGCGAGGAGGATGCGCTGTCAATCGCCGGCGTCGGAACAGACCCGATAGACATTGCAAACCGCATAAAGAAAACTGTGGCTGATCCAAAGGACGGTGTTGCGATTGCTTGAATTTAGATGCGAGCGATGCCGCAAGGTGTTGTTCGAGGGAGAGTTCACAGGCACGGTTCGCAAAAAGTGTCCAAGATGCAAAAAAATGAATATTTTTAGCGTACCTAGCGTACCGAAACAGATTTAGTTCTGTTCGGTGCGCTTTTTTGTTTAGCAGAGAAGCTAATCAAAAACACAAACAGCAGAGAAGCTGAACAAACACAAACATCGTGAGAGAACACGCTAAAACACAGGAGGAATTACAAAATGGCATTTGATTTTACGAAGCTGGACGGGTATCGAGAGGATATGACCGCAGAAGAAAAGCTGGACTTGCTTAAAAACTGGAAGCCGGCCGAACCCGACCTTTCGGGATACATAAAGAAAGAGTTGTTTGATAAGAAAGTCTCCGAACTAGCGGAAATAAAGAAACAGCTCAAAGAGAAAATGACCGAAGATGAGCGAAAAGAGGCTGAAAGATTAGAAGCTGAAGCCGCTTTGAAGGCCGAAGTTGAGGCACTGCGCAAGGAAAAGACTGTTTCAGATAGCAAGTCTAGGTTTTTAGCGCTTGGCTATGACGAAACATTGGCCACAGAAACAGCAAAGGCACTTGCTGATGGCGATATGGAAAAGGTTTTTGCTAACCAGCAGATTTATATTGAGAACGTCCGAAAAGCCGAACGCGCCGCTTTGTTAGCAGGCGACCCGAAACCGCCCGCTGGTACTCCCGGCGGAACGGTAGAAATCACAAAAGAGCAGTTCGACGCAATGAACTATTCAGAGCGCCTAAAGCTGTTCAACGAACAACCTGAAACTTACAAGAAGTTTACGGAGGGATAAATAAATGGCGAATGAAACCATACTTTCTAGCCTAATAAATCCGCAGGTTCTGGCGGATATGATTGACACTAAACTTGTAAACGCGATGAAGTTCACCCCGCTTTGCAAGGTTGACAACACGCTTGTCGGCAGACCCGGCGACACCGTTACGCTCCCCTGCTATGCGTACATAGGCGATGCCGCTGACGTGAACGAGCTTGGCGACATTGGAATTGCCGAGCTGACAGCTACTTCTCAGGCGGTAAGGGTAAAGAAAGTCGGTAAGGGTG